ACCCCATCGAAGGCCAGCGGACAGTCGTGATCGGTGAAGCCCTGCACCACACCATCGCGGCGGGTCAGCATCCAGCACCAGCACAAAGTGGTGGCGCCGCCGTCCAGATGCGCCTGCAATCCGTCCGCCAGCACTTTCACAGCAGCACCTCGATCAGGGGAATGGAGGGGATCTCGCCCGCCGCGAAACTCGCCAGGTTGATGGACAGGCTGTCGCTGTCGAAGCGCACCGGACAATCGAAGGCAAAACCCGCCGTGACCGGCGCACCGGCGGCGGGCGCGGTGTCGAAGGTGACGGCGCCGCTGGCCCCGTCACAGGAAAATCCGCCGACGGCTTCGATACCGCCGATCGCCACCCGTACACTGCCGTCCACCGGCTTCTGGATGGCGCGCGTCCAGCGTCCCGCGCCCGAGGCATAGGTCTTGGCAAGCTGAAAGCGCACGGCGGCGCCGTCGCCGGTCCCGATGCGCTGATCGGTGGGCGCGATGTCCACGCCCGGCGCGCAGCTTTTCCAGTCGCCGAAATCCTTGAAGCGGAATCCGTAAAGCCGGCCCATGCGCGCTTCGAAGAAGCCGATCACGGCATACAGATCGTCCAGGGTCTTCAGGCCCGAGCCGACATCGAAGCGGCGGCGCGAGGCGGCCCACACCGCATTGCGCTCCTCATAGCCGGAGCCCAGCGTGACGATCTCGGTCCTGCGCGAGGGTCCGCCGGTGGAATGAAAGGCGATGGACAGGGGAAAACTGATGTCGTGAAAATTCACGATGGAAGACTCCGTTGCGATTGCGGCAGAGAGGGGCGCTACAGATTCCGGTTTCCCCGGGCCACCGCCCGCGCCAGCATCGCCGCCACCTGGCTTTTGGATTTCATGAAGCTTTGCGCGTCCGCCGTAGTGATGTTGACGGTCACAGTCGCGCCCTGTCCGCCCGGCGCCGTATTGGGCACGATCGTCCCATCGCCCGATGGCGTGAACAGCTCCGGCCCTTTCTCGCCCACCAGATAGGTCTGGCCCGCCGTCACCGGCCCGCCTGCCGCGCGCGCACCGGCCACCGGCAACAGGCTGGCCGCCACCGACGACACCAGGCTTTCCACCGGCTTGACGATGAACTGGCTGACGGCGATGCGGTCGAAATCGGCCAGCACCGCGGCCGTCAACTCCGCCATCGACTGGCGCCCCGACAAGGCGGCACTGGCGATGGTGCGCGCCACCGCGCCAAAGCTACGGTTCACCGCCTGCTCGATGCTGCCGGCCGCGCCCAGCACGGGACCGGCGACAAAATCGTTCAGGGCCTGTCCGGCCGAGGCCAGGGAGGCGTTCACGGGATCATCCGTCATCGGGATATGCCTTTATCAATGCGTCCAGACCGGCGCGGGTCATGGCGGGCGCCGCCGGACCGAAATGGCCTTCCACCAGGGCGCGCCACTCGGTCAGCGACAGCGCCCAGAAGGTGCGCGGCGTCAGCCGCAGCCGTCCCAGCCCCAGCTTCAGCAGCTCTGTCCAGGAAAAGGGCCATCGTCCGGGCGCGCCTCCTGTTGGCGCAGCGGATTGCGGTGCAGCCCCGCCGCCTCGAAGGCGCCGCTCACCGCGCGCACCAGCGCGCCCAGATCGCACCCCAGCCGCAACACATCGGCCGCACACATGTCATGGCCGCCGCCGCGCAAAAGCGCCGCCGCCACGATGGCCAGGTCCGCCGCCCGCGTATGGGCCAGCCGCGTCCCCACCTGGGAAAGATCGTCCAGCCCCAGACCGTCCTCGATCTCGGCCAGCGCTCCCAGCGTCAGCAGCAGACGATACTGCCGCCCGCCCGCCTCCAGCCCCGCTTCTCCTCGCGCCCCGTTGACCATCACGCCACCGTAAAGCTCAGCGCACCGGCCGAGGCCAGCGCCAGCGATGCCTTGACCTCGCCGTCATGGGGGCCGTCATATTGAAGCTGGGTGATACGGAACGGCCCCAGCACGGTGCCGAACCCCGGAATCACCACCTGATAGTTCGCCGTGGTGCCGTCGAAAAAGACCTGGCGCAGGGCCGCGTCCGAGGCGGCATCCTTGAACACGCCGCTGCCCGACAGGCTTGCCGACTTGACCCCGCCTTCCAGCAATTCGCGCCACATATCGGTGGAATCGGCATCGGTGATGTCCACCGTCTGGGCATTGAACGCCAGCGAGCTGGCCTTCAGGCCCGCCACGCTGGTGAAAGTTTCCGGCGATCCGCCATCGCCGATCTTGATCAGCAGATCCCTGCCGCGCTGGGCCGTCATAGCATCATACTCCTGTTTGAAGAGGTCACAGCCGCACCATCCGGTAGGGCGCCAGCAGCGCCAGCGCGGTTTCGGGCAGCGGCGCCGCATCGCCGCCGCGATGTTCGTAAAGCCAGGAAACGGTCTGCAGGATCGCGCTTTTGATGGGCTGGGGCACATCGCCGGCATCGCCATAACCGGCGGTAAAGACGATGGACACGCCATCGGCCGCGCGCAGGCCGGGACAGGGCGCGGAAAAGAACACGCGCCCGCCGGGCAGATCGACCCGATAGGCGCTTTCATCCAGCACCGCCGCGCCGCCGTCGGCGGCATAAAGCGTGACCTGATCCACAGCGGCCAGCGGCGGCAGCGGCAGGCCGATGGTGCCCTCGCCGATCCCGTCCAGCCACAGCGTCCAGGTCTGGGTGATGAAGGCGCGGCCGCAATGCCATTCGCAGCGCACCCGCGCCGCCGAAATCAGCGCGCCGATCAGGCCGTCTTCGTCATCGCCGCTTTCCACGCGCAGCCACGCCTTGGCCTCGGCCAGCATCACCGGCTCGAGCGCGGGCGGCACCGTCAGTTGAAGGGACATGCATGTCCTCTCGAAAGAAAAAGCCCTGCGGCGGGGGAAAGCACCGCAGGGCCGCGCGGCAACCGCCGCGTTCACGCGGCGCAAGCACCGCGACCTGGTAAAACAATCACAGCCCCGCCTCCCCCTTCGGCGCGTCAGCGCCAGGAAGGGGGAGGTGGCCGGTGCAACGCGAAGGCATGGCCTTCCCGCGAGAGCGGGAGCCATGCCGAGCAAAGTTGCGAAGGCCGGAGGGGGCCCTTTAAGACGCAGAGAATTTCATAAGCTTGATCGCCTCGAAATTCTGTACCCCGCCGCCGACACGCTTGGTGGTGTAGAACAGCACATAGGGCTTGGCGCTGTAGGGATCGCGCAGCACCCGCACCCCCACCCGGTCCACAATCAGATAGCCGCGGGCAAAGTCGCCGAACGCGATCGAATAACTGTTCGATGCGATATCGGGCATATCCTCGGCTTCGGTCACCGGATAGCCGAAGATGGTGGCGGATTGCCCCGCCGCCGCGCCCGGCTGCCAGATATAGTTGCCGCTGCTGTCCTTGAACTTGCGGACCGCACTTTCGGTCTTGCGGTTCATGACCCAGCGGCCGGCCGCGCGGTAGGCCTGCTTGGGCGCATAGGCCAGGTTCAACAGCGCATCGGCCGGGCTGTCCTCGTCATCGACGAAAGCGCCATCGGCGCCGCTGGCGATATAGCCCAGCTTGCCCCAGGCCCAGTTCGCATCCGCGACGTTGGTATAGCTCAGGAACCCTGTCGGCTTGGCCGATCCGTCGCCGTTCACAAAAGCCGCGCCTTCCTGCTCGGCGAACACGATCTGCACCTCGTCGGCCAGCCACTGTTCGATATCCACCTGGGAATCGTCCAGCAACGCCTGGGTCGCGGCCGGCATGGCGTAAAGCTCCATGGCCGGAAAATCCAGCGCCGCCAGTGTCGGCGTGCCGGTCTGGCTGATGGTGCCGGTCTCGCCCACCCAACCCGAGGACGCCCCGGCGGTGGTGATGGGCTTGCGATAGCTGGCGCCGCCGATGGCGCGCACCGAAGCGATGGCGCGGATGGGCGATGCCTGGCTGAGCACCCGGTCGATGGTGCGCTCGATCTCCAGCGGCACGGTGTAACCGCCGTCGGGGTTCGAGCCTTCGCTCATCGCCTTGACCTCGATGTCGGGGCCCTCGCCCTTGCGCACATAGCGGTCGAAGGCGGCCTTGCGCTCCATGGGCGCCGGATCGGGCGCCTTGCGCTCGCCGCCAAGCTGCGGCCGCTGGGCCGCCAGCATCAACGCATCCAGCTTCTGCTTCTGCTCGTGCAAGGCGCTGTCCAGGCGCGCCACCTTGTCCTGGTGCAGCACATCGGCGCTGCGCCGCTCCAGGCCCGCAAGCCGCTCGTCATTGGCCTGTTTGAAGGCCTCGAAGCTGCCCAGGAATTCCTCGAACGCCTGCTTGATCTCAAGGGTATTGGGGCTGTGTTCGACAGCCTTGGTTTCCAGTTCCATGCTTTCTCCTTATGCGCCCCGTGCATCCAAGGCGCGGCTTGCCTGACGAAAAAGGCGCGCCAGATCGTTTTGCGGGCGCGCCCCGATGGCCGTGACCGTGGACCCGGCGAGCAACGGGAAGGTCACGACCGAAATTTCCCAAAGCTCGATTTCCAGAAGCGTGCGCGCGGCTTTCCGAACGGAGGAGGGCGCGCCACGGCGCGCCCGTAAGGTGCGAAAGCCGATGGACAGGCCGTTCAGCGCGCCATCGCGCAGCAGCGCGGCGATATCGCGCGCCTGCTCGACATCGCCCGACAGGCGCCCGCGCACATAAAGACCGCGCCCATCCTCGGCGATCTCTTCCCACACCCCGATGGGGGCATGGGTGAAGTGCTGATACAGCATGCGCACCTGGCCGGGCCCGCGCCGCCGCAAGGATGCGGCAAAGGCGCCCGGCGCCACCGTGTCGCCGCCGCCGTCGGCCACGCCGAACAGCGACGCATAGCCTTCGAACTGATCGGGCCCCAGCGGCGCCAATCCGGCAATGGTGCTGCGCCGCGCCAACGGGCGGCGCGCATAAGCAATCTGCACGGTCATGACTTTCCTTGTCGATCCCCTCCGGCGTTCGCACGCCGGCGGCCGCAGGGGGTGGCCACCTTCCCTCCGGCGTGCGAATGCACGCGAGGGGAAGGCGGGTCTTCCTTGCTATCGGTGCGGCCGGTCCAGCTTGCTCTCGATCCGGTCCAGGCTTTCCTTGATGGCGCGCACCTGTTCCTCGACCACCGCCACCTTCTGGATGGCGGCCTGGTCGGAGGCGACGGTGCGTTCCAGGTCGGCGATGCGCTCGGCCGCGCTGCCCGCCCAGAACAGCGCCCCCGCCGTCTGCAACAAAAAAGCCGCCACAAGGGCGGCCGGTATGCGTTTTTCCGGCCTGCCCGCTTGCGGGCCCGGCTGGAAGGCGTCGATGGCGCTCATGTGCTCACATCGTTTCCCGAATAGGTGATCGCGGCAGGAGCAAAATCCCACGCGCGCAAAATCTTCAGCGCGCTTTCCAGCGCGTCCTTGACAGCGCCCCGGCGGATCGCCTCCACCATCTCGCCGGTATTCAGCGACACCGTCGCCGCCTGATGGCCGCGCGGGCCCGGCAGCGACAAGAACAGCGGCACCGAATTCATCACCCCCGTGACCACGAACTCCTGAAACCATTTTTGCCGCACGATCCTGGCGGCATGGCCCACCAGCATCAGCCCGATGCCGGTGGACAGGTCGAAATCGTCCGATATGCCCTCGGTCTCGACATAGGCAAGAACGCCCGATTTGTCGGGCCGCCAGTCGTCGCCGAAGATATCCACCGTGCGCCAGGCGCAATAAAAGCCCCGGCACACCGGAAAGCGCGTTTCATAGATCGCGCAGCCGCCCGAGGTACAGTGCTTGCAGGCCGCGCCCGAGACTTTCTGAATCTCCGGCTTGTTGATGGTCGGCCAGGTGCAGCAGACGGTGCAATCGCCGCAACTGCGCCCCGGTATCAGTTTCATGCCGTCCCACATCCGGCCAGCTTGGCACCTTTTATAAAGTGTCGCCACCTTCCAGCGGCGAATAGCCCGCCGCCGCCCGTTTCTCGTTCAAGGTCAGGAACCGCGCCCCTTCCAGCTTTTCCCACAGCGCCCGGCGTGCGTCGGCCAGCGCCTCCACCGCGTCGGCGTCATAGCCGATACGCAGATCCTCGCCGAAGCGGGGCGCCAGCCAGCGGCTCAGCGCGGCGGCCGTGCGCGCCACCAGCGGCAGCACCGTCTGGCGCCAGAAATTCAGATTGGCTTCGGCATAGTTCGAATAGGTATTGTCGCCGGGAATCCCCAGCAGCATGGGCGGCACACCGAAGGCCAGCGCGATCTCGCGCGCCGCCACGCTGCGCGTCTCGGAGAAATCCATGTCCGATGGGGTATAGCCCATCGCCTTCCAGTCCAATCCGCCTTCCAGCACCATGGGCCGGCCGGCGTTGGCGGCGCCCTGATAGGCATCCTCCAATTCGCGCTTCAGGCGTGTGAACTGTTCGTCGCTCAGGCCGGGCGCCCCATCCGGCCCCTTATATATAAGTGCGCCGCTGGGCCGCGCCGCATTGTCCAGCAGCCCCTTGGTCCAGGCCGCGCCCTGGTTGTGGACATCTATGGCCGCCCCCGCCACCTGGAGCGGCGACAGCCCGTAATAGTCGTCCAGCGGATGAAACAGCGCCGCATGCAGCACCGGCAGGAAGCCATCCCCATCGCGCGCGATCCGCGTGGTGCGCCCGTCCACGGTATAATCATAGGCCGCGGGCCAACCGCGCGCACCCGCCACGATCCGCACCCGGTCGGGCCGCAGCACATGCAGCTCGCGCGGCACCCCATCCAGGCACGCCGCCTCCAGATAGGCATTGCCCGCGCCCTGCAGGAAAGCATACCAGCGCTCCAACAGCGCCATTCCATCCTCGCTCCCGTTGGGCTGTGCCAGCAGGTTCAGCAGCGGATGGCGTTCCAGTTCGCGCGCCCCTTCATAGAGCAGAAAAGGCACCGACGCCGCCGCGCCTGCGATCTTGCGGATACAGGCATAGGCGACGGCATTGCCCATCACCCCGTTGCGCGCCAGGCTAGCGCCGTCGCGCCCCGACCAGCGCGCCCTGCCCGACAGCGACAGCGCGAACATCGCCCCGCCCGGGCCGCCGTCCAGGCTTTTCGTCTCTGCCGCGCTCTTTGCCTGCGGCGCGGCCTTGCGGAAAAATTCAAACATCGGAACCTCTGAAATCCTCGGTCATCGCCCTTCGACGGCGCGAACGCCGGCCCGCTCGCCTGGGCGCGCGGCGTTCCTCCTTCGCAACGGTCCACCGGATCGTTGCCCTTGGCTTCGGCGAACCGCTCCTCGCTATAGTTTGCGTATCCTGGGATCGGCCCGCCGCGCGCCGAACAGATCGGCCAGCGCCCAGACCAGCGCATCCATGCGGTCGGGACTTTTGGCCGACATGCTGCCGTCGTAATGACACATCTGGTCTTCCAGTTCGGCAAAGCCGCCGTTGTGATGCACGCGCCCCGCCTCATAAAGCGCGGCGGCAGGCGCCGCCCGGGTCAGCTTGCCGCGCGTGGCATGCACCAGCCGCACCGCCACGCCGGCCTCGGCCGCCGCGCCGGCCTGCTGCAGCACGCTGCGTACCATCTCGCCGCCCTGGTTGGCCTCGGCGATCACGGCGTCCGCTTCGAAATCGGCACAGGCCTGCATCACGCGCGCCGCCCAGCCCGCGGGCGTCAGCG